ATATTTCTATATGGGTAAATGATCTTTATGAACCTCTTGTAAATTTTTGGAAGGTCCTTCAAACAGAAGGAGAAAAATTTACAGAAGAACTTTTGAAATTAAAACAATCTTACAACTCACCAGACAAAGCAAGACTTCTGTTTGCAGAGTCTAAAGAATGCCTTGCTCATTCTAAATCAAAGTCATTTGATAGGGGAGTATCTTTTTATATTTTAAACAAGTGTTCTTTTAGTGGACTTACAGAAAGTTCCTCCTTTTCTGCTCAAGCATCTGAAAATAATTTTTCAGTCAGGGGAATTGAAAAACTTCTAGAATATTCTAAGTTGATTGAAAAATGGAATATAACTAATTATTCCTACAATCATCTATTGGATGGAGATAGTACTGTTTTTGTGTATCTTGATCCTCCTTATGATATTAAGGACAATCTCTATGGCAACAGAGGATCAATGCATAAAGGATTTGATCACGATAAGTTTGCTGCTGATTGTGATAATTATCCTGGTATGGATATGATGGTTAGTTATAACTCAAGTCAACTGGTTAGAGATAGATTTAAAACTTGGAAAGCATTTGAATTTTCCCACACATATACTATGAGATCTGTGGGTGAGTACATGTCAGAACAACATCAGCGAAAAGAATTAGTTCTTATTAATTATGAAGTATGAGTTGAAGGATTGGTTAGGGTCAATTAATCAGTCTAAAATCAATATTATGGATGAAGATTCATCCTCCAAAAAAGATTATGCTCCCTATATTATTAACAGATGTTTATCTGGAACAATTGATACTTTGATGTATTCTAATGAAATGAATAAGAACCATTCATTAGACAAGAAGTTGCAATATGATTTTTTTATAAATACTGTGAGAACAAGGAAAAGATATTCTCCTTGGATTAAACAAGAAAAACTCAAAGATCTTGAAGTAGTTAAATCTTACTATGGTTATAGTAATGAAAAAGCAAAACAAGCTTTGAAAATTCTCTCAGAAGACCAAATTAACTTTATTAAATCTAAACTTGAAACTGGAGGAAGAAAATGAGTGTAGTTAATGAACCTGAAGTGAAGTGGACTCCTAACCAAATGGTAGAAGTTATTCTTAATGAACCTGATGATTTCTTGAAGGTTCGTGAGACACTCACTAGGATTGGTGTTGCATCTAGAAAAGAAAAAAAGATCTATCAATCTTGCCACATTCTTCATAAGCAAGGAAGATATTATCTTGTCCACTTTAAGGAACTGTTTGCTCTTGATGGTAAGCACGCTAATCTTACTCTGAATGATGTTCAGAGAAGAAATAGGATTGCACAACTGCTTGCAGATTGGGGTCTTATTACTATTGTGGATGTGAGCAAAATTCAAGATATTGCTCCACTTAATCAAATCAAAGTTCTTTCTTACAAAGATAAGAATGATTGGGTCCTTGAAACCAAATACAATATTGGTTCTAAGAAAAAGAAGGTAGAGGAAACTGAATAATATGGTAGGGGATTCAACATCCCCTTTTTTATTGGATGTTGTATAATTAATAATGGATGCCTTAGGGGTCCACAAAACACAAACTCGCTTTTAAAGGAGCTACCATAATGTCTAATCTTACAAGATATACTGTTGCGGATTTGCCTACTTTGTTGGACAAGATCACGCGCAATAGTATTGGAATGGATGAATATTTTGATCGTCTGTTTAATCTTCATGAAACTACAACAAATTATCCTCCATACAATCTAGTTCAGGTAAATAATGTGGAATCTCGTTTAGAGATTGCCCTTGCAGGATTTAAGAAGGAGGAAGTTCATGTCTTCACAGAGTATGGAAAACTTTTTGTCGAAGGAAAAAAATCAGATACTGAATCGGACAGGACGTTTATCCACAAGGGAGTGGCTAGCAGAAGTTTCACGAGAGCATGGACACTCTCAGACGACACAGAAGTCAGAGAAGTCACCTTTGAAGATGGATTACTTGTCATTCGATTAGGGAAGATTGTTCCAGAGCATCATGCACGTAAAGATTATCTATAAATATAATTGAATATCGTCGGCGCAGGGGGAGGATGACTAAGACCATCCAACCCCCTTTTTTATAAATACCTAAAAAAGGGTTAATGAAAACATATAATCAATTCCTTGAGGAATCAATATCTTTTAAAGTTAATACACAACTTAATCCTAAATTTTGGATCAATGATAAATTGAAACCTGAAGTAGCAAAGCATCTAAAGAAAGTAGCAGATGCTTGGACTGAATTTGTGGGATTGAAGAAGTCATCAGTTCAGGATATTTTATTATTGGGAGGAAATGCTGGATATAATTACACAAGATATTCTGATTTGGATTTGCATATAGTTGTTGATTTGGAGAAAGCAACTGAATGCCCAGATCTAGCATCTGATATGTATGAGGATAAGAAACAACTGTGGAAGTTAACTCATAATGCTAAAATTTATGGACATGATATTGAACCTTATGTAGAAGATATTGGAAAAAAGAGAAGAAAAAACCAAGGAGTTTATTCCATAAAATATAAAAAATGGTTAATGCTTCCAGGTAAGTTCACTGGAGAACTGGATAGGGACTTGCTGAATGACAAGGTTCGTGATATGATGAGGAAAATAGATAGGACAGTTGCTAGCGCAACTGATGAAGATGTTTTAAAAAATCTTCTATCTAAAATTAGAGATATGAGAAATGCAGGTTTAGATAAAGGAGGAGAATTTTCCTTTGAGAATCTTGTTTTTAAAGAACTTAGAAACAAAGGTTACATAGATAAACTTGCAGATCATATTCTGAAACTTCAAGATAAAACTCTTACTTTGGAAAATTATGGCAGTTAAACTTTTAATTCTAAAATCTTTGGAAGACGTCATTGCTGATGTTACTGAAGATATAACTGGTAAATATTACACACTATCCAATCCAGTAGTGACTAGATTGGATGGGGACAAACTTTCTTTCTATCCATATGCTCCCCTTTCTAAAGAAACTACCATTAAAATTCCTACTGATTGGGTAGTTGCTTGTTTAGATCCTATTGATGAAGTTGTTGATTCTTATTTGGAGAATGTAAATGCAAAACCTAAAAATTCTGATTCTGAAGAATGATGCTATTCTGATTACAGAAATACATGAAGTTCCAGGGGCAGACTTGGGAGAACCTGATTGTAAATTGGTAAATCCTGTTCAGATGTTGGTTTCAGATGCCAATCATTATGATATGAAAAAATGGCCTGTATTCACTGATCAGAGAGAACTCAAGATTCATTCTGACTCAATCTTTACTATTGTAGATCCAAAACCAGATCAAATTGAACTTTACTTGAAAACTATTAAATGAACTTTTATACCAATGTAGTTCTTGTTGGAAATGAAATACTTTCCAGAGGGTTTAATAATGGGGAACATTTCAAGAATAGAGAAATGTTCTTCCCAACTTTATATGTAACTAGTAATAAAAAAACTAAATTTAAAACTCTTGAGGGAAAATATGTAGAGGAAGTTAAACCAGGAACTATTAGGGAAACTAGAGAGTTCATTGATAAGTATCAAAAGATTGATAACTTTAAACTATATGGTAATACTAGGTATATCAATCAATATATTTCAGAAAACTATAAGGATGAATCTATTAGATTTGATATTTCAAAAATCAAACTAATTACCATTGACATTGAGGTTGCATCAGAACAAGGATTCCCAGATGTGGAATCGGTCCAGGAGGAAGTATTAACTATATCCATCCAGGATTATTCCACTAAAAAAATTATTACTTGGGGAAGCAAACCTTTTGTAAATACTAATCCTAATGTAGATTATATTTCCTGCAACAGTGAATATGATCTACTGGATAGATTTATGTTTTATTGGGAGCAGAATTGTCCAGAGGTAATTACTGGATGGAACTGTGAATATTATGATATTCCTTATCTCTATAGGAGAATATCTAGGGTTCTTGGCGAAAAGATTGCCAAGCAACTTTCTACTTGGGGAATTGTTACTGAGAATGAAATCATTGTTAATGGCAGACCTCACATCAGATATGATATTGCAGGAACCACTGTTCTAGATTATCTTGAGTTGTATAAGAAGTTTACTTATACCAATCAAGAATCATATAGACTTGATCATATTGCTTTTGTTGAACTTGGTCAGAATAAATTGGACCACTCAGAGTATGATACCTTTAAGGAGTTTTATACTAAAAACTGGCAAAAGTTTGTAGAATATAACATCAAGGACGTGGAACTTGTAGATAGACTTGAGGATAAAATGCGTCTAATTGAACTTGCAATTACTATGGCATATGATGCTAAGTGCAATTTCAATGATGTGTTTTATCAGGTAAGAATGTGGGATTCTATCATCTACAATTATCTGAAAGCAAAAGATATTGTTATTCCATTTAAGAAGGATACTAAAAAAGATTCTAAGTATGCTGGTGCTTATGTAAAGGAACCAGTTCCTGGAAAGTATGATTGGGTTGTGAGTTTTGACCTTAATAGTCTGTATCCACACCTGATTATGATGTACAACATCTCACCAGAAACTCTTCTGGATGCTAAGCATCCAAGTATTTCTGTGGATAAAATCCTGAACAAGTCTGTAGATTTTGATGACTACAAACAGTACTCTGTTTGTGCCAATGGTGCAATGTTTAGGAAAGATGTTCGTGGATTCCTTCCAGAACTAATGGATAAAATCTATAGTGAGAGGACAATCTATAAAAAGAAAATGCTTGCTGCAAAACAGGAGTATGAAAAAACACCAACAAAAGATCTAGAAAAGGAAATTGCTCGTTGTAATAACATTCAATTGGCAAGAAAGATTCAACTTAATTCTGCCTATGGTGCTGTAGGAAATGAATACTTTAGGTATTTTAGGATTGAGAATGCAGAAGCAGTCACTCTATCTGGTCAGGTATCTATCAGATGGATTGAAAACAAAATGAATACTTACTTAAATAAAATTCTAAAAACTGATGGTGTAGATTATGTTATTGCTTCAGATACTGATTCTATTTACCTTAACATGGGTCCTTTGGTTGAATGTGTATACAAAGGCAGAGAGAAAACTAATGAGAAAGTTGTTGGGTTCCTTGATAAGATCTGTAAAATGGAACTTGAGCCTTATATTGAAGATTCTTACAAAGAACTGGCTGAGTATGTGAATGCATATGAGCAGAAGATGCAAATGAAGCGAGAAAACATTGCTGATCGTGGAATTTGGACTGCTAAGAAAAGATACATTCTAAATGTTTGGGACTCTGAAGGAGTCAGATACTCTGAACCAAAACTGAAGATTATGGGAATTGAGGCAGTCAAATCATCTACTCCAGCACCTTGTAGGCAGATGATTAAAGATGCTCTCAAATTGATTATGACAAAAACTGAAGATGATCTTATTGAGTATGTTGATAAGTCTAGAAAAACTTTCTATTCTTTGCCTCCAGAGGAAATTTCTTTTCCAAGAACAGCAAACAACATTAACAAATACAGATCCTACAGTTCAATTTATGAAAAGAAATGTCCCATTCATATCAGGGGATGTTTGTTGTATAACCACTATACTAAAGAGAAGAATTTAAATAATAAATATCCCATTATCAATAATGGTGAAAAAATTAAATTTTGTTATTTAAAGAATCCCAACCCAATTAGAGAAAATGTGCTATCATTTGTACAGCAGTTCCCAAAGGAATTAAATCTAATTAAATATGTTGATTATGAACTTCAGTTTGAGAAAGGTTTTATTGATCCTTTGAAAACTATTCTTCAATGTATTGGATGGGGCATTGAAAAAACAAACACATTAGAATCACTTTTTGCTTAAAACTATGAAAAAATTAATTTTACTGTTTAACAGATGGACAGCTTGGATGAGAAAAGATACTGATGTAATGGTCAGGAATTCTGATGGTTGGGGGGATGATGTCATTTATCAAATTAAAATGGCAACACCTTCTCCAGAAACAAAGACAATTGTTTATATGGATAAGAATACAAACGTAATGACTCCATATCCAGAGGTTTCTGGATCAACAACAGTTGGTGGAATTAGTATGGATATTGTTTCTGATATTGTTGATGGTATCAGCAATTGGATGAATGATATGGATGCTTATGTTCGCATTCAAAGAGTTACTAGTCGTGGTGATGCAATTGGTAAAGCACTTCTTATTTGTGTAACTAACCCAACTGTTGGATGTCCTTGGTTCTCTATTCAAAAGAGCGATGATGATTACTATCAAGAGTATTCTCTCTATGAGGGGCATTCTGCTGGTGTATTAGATG